ATGGGCCATGCGGCCGTCACCTCGGACGACGAGCACTACGCCGCCGAGAGCTATGCCCGAGGGGGCGTGGGTCAGGCGGGCGTCACGCTGGCGCCCATGTCGGCGTGGATCGATGACTGGGCATTGACCAGCCACGCCAGCGTCGAGGACCCGCTGGCCGACATGCAACTGGAAGCCCGCGGACCGCAGTTCAGCTACCGCCTGCACCTCACGTCGAGCAAGCCGCTGGTGCTGCAAGGCACGCAGGGATTCAGCCAGAAATCGGAGCAAGGCCAGGCGTCGTACTACTACAGTCAGCCGTTCTTTCAGGCCGAAGGAAGCCTGGAGATCGACGGCAAAACCTACCAGGTGACCGGCCCCGCCTGGCTGGACCGCGAATGGAGCAGCCAGCCGTTGACAGAAAACCAGACCGGCTGGGACTGGTTCTCGCTGCACCTGAGCGACGGTGCCGACGTGATGCTCTATCGCATGCGGCAGGAGGACGGCGAACCGTACCTGACCGGAACCTGGATCAATGCCGATGGCAGTACCCAACGGCTTGAGGCGAAAGACATCGCGCTTGAGCCGCTGGACACCACCGACGTCGAAGGCCGCGACATGCCCACCCGCTGGTCGGTAAAAATTCCGGGTAAAGCCGTGGATGTCACCGTGGAAGCGCTCAATCCCCACGCCTGGATGAACCTGCAGATCCCCTATTGGGAAGGCCCGGTTCAGATCAGTGGCAGTCAGAAAGGCGTGGGGTATCTGGAGATGACGGGGTATTGAGATCCTGCGATTGACACGGAATCAGTCGGAGCAGGCTTGGTGCGGGCCGGTTTCGGACGAAGGCGGTGGGTCCGGCGGTATCGTTGGTGACTGGACCGGCGCATTCGCTGCCCTCGTCACCTCGGACGTCTCCTACAGGTACCCCAGCGTTACAGGCGAAGGCGGTGGGTCAGGTGGCATTGTTGGTGACTGAACCGGCGCATTCGCTGCCCTCGTAACCTCGGACGTCTCCCACAGGGACCGCAACGTTACGGGCGAATGCGGTGGGTAGGCGGCATCGGTGGTGACTGGACCGGCGCATTCGCTGCCCTCGTCACCTCGGAAGTCTCCTACAGGTACTGCAGCGTTACAGGGCTTGAGACGAGCATCGGCCGGTCAGTGCGATGTCAGACTCACGCCCGGCTTATAACTCATCGTTCTAAAACTCTCACAATCCCTGCCGGTCAGTCTTTGGGTAGCCGGACGTCCCGTCTACGTTCCCCAACGGAAAACCGGTAAGGATTATATGTGCGGATTAGCTGGTGTATGCCAGATGCGCCTTTAATGGGCGTCTGGCGCTAATCCAAGGCGCTGTTTTCCCCTACTTTCCCCGCCAATTGGTACAAAAAGTGGTACGAGATTCACCACCCCTTCCCCGGCGTTCTGCCGACCGAACACAATCCCACTATCACGTTTGTCATGCACCTCATCCGGCTACCTGCCAGAATATGACCATACGAAACCTAAAGGACACCAAAATGCTTTCTCGCCTGCGCGACTTGTTTTTCACTCAGATGATCAGCGCTTCAGAAGATGCCGCACCCGTATTCAGCGAAAGATCCGCTCGGGAAGACTTTGAGCGCGAAACCTCGCGCGCCACCGGTGGGCGATTGAGTCGCCAGGCCGATGGCACCTATTACGATCATGCGGTTGAGGCTATGTGGCAGGGGTGGCTATCTTGCGCGAAACACAATCATGCGATAGTCGTGCTCCAGCACGAAGAAAAGCAGATCAGTGATAAAGCATGGTGACCATCAAGCTGCTTTGATGCTGGCCGGCTGGTCCAGAAGGCTTTCAAGATCGCTAAGTCGCGCCTCAAAACCTGCCGCGATGAAGAGCAGCAGGCCTTCTTGACGGAACGAGTATCGATCGCCAGCAATTTGTATTTGCTCCCTTCGAGCAGGCTCGACAACTTCTGTCCATGCTTCACTTTCCAAAATCTGAATGGGCTGTCCAGAAGCATCGACAATTTCAGAGGCGCTGTAGACGGCCGCGTACTCGCGTGTCTTTTCCGGGTAATCGACAAATTGGTCATCCCATTTGTCATAGCAAATAAAGCTGTAGGCCATCGGGTCAAGATCGTGCTCTTCCATGATCTCGATTGCCCGCTGCACAGTCATGCCAATGTGATGACGTGCTGCGTCTCCACCCTTATCAGCCACAGCAGACAGAAACTGGAACGTGCCGATTTCCTTTGCCATCTGCTTGGCAGCAGCCATCTCGTGAGCCGACATAGCGCGGACCTCAGTTTTTTCTCGCGCATCAGATGTGCTTATCGTGGCCGTAGCCGCGTAGAGTTGCGACCAGCGACGTGTGAGGTCGCCAAGCGGTTGAGTTGCATCAGCGCCAGGGCGGAAAGTATAGGCACCTGCGGATGCGGTCACCTCAACACGCACAGCCCCATTCGTCACAACCTGCATAGGGGTGTTGCCGACAACACCAACCTGGCCGCCTGAGGCAGTTGCCGACATAAATGACCTTGAAGACCCATCCCCTGAGACGATCAGCGGCAGGCTGTTGATGTTGTCGGCGCCGATACCGACGTTGCCGTTCAGCCAGTGGCGCCCAGCGCTGGGCGCATAGATGGCGTAGCCTGTTGACTGTCCGATGTTCAACGCAGCGTTGTTTGTACCGTTGACCAAGTCTTGAATCCTGATCCCGGCGTTACTAGCGATGCTGCCGCCACCGGTTTTGGTGATGTCGGCGATGTCGATCGCAAAGCGATTGGCGATGACGCCAGAGCCTGAGTGGTTTGCGCGCGAGATCAAGCCCGCCATGGTGGCCAGTGTCCCGGATCCGGCGTAGGTCATCCTGTCCTGGAACGCGAACATGTGATCTTGCGCGTTATTGCCCTGAAGGAGCGTCGTTGCGTCGAAAGCCCCGTATCCACCATAGTCCGTCACCCCGCTCATCACGGTACGGTCTGCGTAGGCATGGCAGTCGGTCAAACCCACCACGTTCCGTGCAACCACAAACGCATCCCGCAGTGTCTGACCTGAAATTTCTTGATCGCCCACGATCATTGATGGAGCGCGTAGGCGTTTGGTCGAGTCAATACTGACCATCCCGACCTTGGCGGCGTTGAAGGCCGCATCACTTGCATAGTTGATCCGGTCTACCAGATTTCGGTAGTCAAGCAAGCTCTTGATGTCCTTGGACGTCAGGCCATCGAGCGTCTGAAGGTTGTCAGTTCTTAGGGTGCTCATTAATGAAGCTCTCCATCAGCAATGGTGTAGAAGGAACCCGACCCGACTGTTACCGTCTGGCCCGAAGCAATTGTCATGGTTGGCCCGAATGACCAGGCGTTCTTACCAGCAGGTATGGTCACGCTGTTATTGATCGTTTGGCCGTGCCACGAAATTTCGGAAAATGCAGATGCCGTAACAGGGACGCTACCAGTTATTTGTGCTTGGAGGTTTGCATCAGCGTCGGCGCGCTGGGCCGCTTCTGTAGCCACGGAACTGGCAACAAAAGACTTTGTTGCGGCGTCCTGCGCATTAACCGGATTGGCCAGGTTGACGATTCGCCTGCCCTGAGCGTCGTAATTGACCCCGCCCCGCGGATACCTGAGCGCTCTTGATCCATCCTCAAGAACCTGCTGAATGAGCATCGTCAGATAGTCGAAGACATCTTCATGAATCTCTGCGAAGTAATCACCCTGATTCCTCAGGTCTGTCAGTTGCTGCAAGCTCATGACCCGAGAGATGGTCAGGGTTTCGCCGGTGGCCACGGGAGCCGACGTTGTGATCGACCCTCCGATCTGAGACCCAGCGCCCGCCACGGTGTAATCCGAATTCAGGATCAGCGGGATAATGAAGCCGTCAACGGTTCGCCTGAGGACGACCAGATCGGCATCCTTGAAGAACCTGAATCCCACCGGGAAGTTGACGGTTGATGAGTTGCCGTCGTACTGAACGACGCTCGTCGTGTTGGATACGGTCAAAATGGCTGCTCCTGAAATGCAAAAACCCCGCACTTGGCGGGGTTTTGGGATGGGATTGGGTTATCTCGTTATGCCGAGAGGGTCGATGTAGCTCTGCGATGGCTTGACCAGAAACTGCTGCCCGTTTTCCTTTTGAATGCGTTGCTCGTTTCGTCTCAGCGAACCGGGGTTCATGGCCTCCTGGACTGAGTAGAAGAACAGGTGGTCCATGGCGATGCGGGTGTAGAACAGGTTCATGAAGGGCGTGTTGTTCTGCGCCAGCCTGAACGCGGAGGACGCAGCGTCATCACCGGACCGGAGCTTTGACCAAAGGTCGATAGCACTGGCGGCTGTGCCCAGCACCGGGCCGGCGGCGGATTCCAGAGGCTTGTTGCCGAACCGGCTGGCCTCGCCGAACAGGTAATCCCCAAAGATGCCCATGCCGCCGCCCTGAACCATCGCGGCAATCCACGTCTTGGGGTCTTCTGGCGAGCGCGGGGTGCGCTGCTTGATCACGTCCTTGGACGCCATCGACAGGTAGCCGAAAGCAGTGGTCCACAGCAGCAACTGGGCCATGGCTAGGCGCTCACCGTTACCGTTGCTCAGCGCTGACAGAAAGTCCTTGCTGCCGCGATAGCCTTGGCCCAATGGAGTTGGGGTGTAGCCACGCCCGTACAGCTCGCGCCCGATCGTCTTCTGCATGTAGGCGGCGGGGAAGCTTTTGAACTGGGTGACAAAACGGATCAGCTCGCCCGGGATGGTGCCGGGCCGGGTGCCCTGGTTGATGATCGATCGTGTGCGCGCATCGGGCTCGAGCACTGCATAACTCACCCGGTCATTCACGTAGGCGCGCAGGCTGCGGTCCAGGTCTTCACGGGTTTCGCGGATAGCAGCATCGTTCGCCGGTCGCCCAAGGTCCTGCAGGTGCTGGGTGATTCGCTCGTCGGTGATGGAGGCGATGCCGTCGGTGGTCATGTAGTCCTTGCCGTCTGCCATCTTCGTTTCCATTTCCCGCATCAGGTCCCACTTCCCAGCGTCCATGCCGTACAGCGAGAGGGCGCGCTGATACTGAGGGTCAAGATCGCCCCAGCCCTTGGCTTTGTTGTGGGCCAGGTCGTGGGCCATCATCAGTCCTGCGCTGGCCTTGTTGGCATCGGTCCACCACGACAAGCCGTTCAGCTTGAAGAACAGCGACATGCCTCGGCTCATCTTGCCGCCCATGGAGTCGTCGGCCGAGAACCGGCGCATGATCTCGCCGCGCATCGAGTCGGCATAAACACCAAAGCTCGACAGTACCTGGCGTTGTTCATCGCTGCCGCGGCCTTTCACCAGACCGGCAGTCATCTCACCGAGCGACCCAAGGTAGCTCTTGCCCTGATAGCGGAACTCGCTGGCCGCCACCGGCAGGTCGGTGAAGCTGGACAATAGCGCGCCGCCAAGCTTGGAAAGAGATTGCCAGGCCCGGACGTTGGCCGAAATCCGAGCGGCGTAGGAACTGCCCGCGATACGGGTATGGCCGCTCACTTCCTTGTATCGGTTGTCCAGCACGCCACGCCGAGCATCGTTGAAGTTCTTCAGCGCCGCAGGGTCGCCGCCCTTTCGGACATCTTCCTTGATGATGTCCAGCGCCATGTTCAGGTTCGCTTCCGGGTTCGTGCCGAGCTTGCGCATCAGCGCGGTGTTCTGCCCAGAAAGGTCAAGGCCTCGGAGCACCGCTTCTCGCAGGTTGCCGGTGCCATACAGCTTGTTGTACTCGTGCCACGCCACGCCGTCGGCGAAGTGCAGCACGCGTTCCTGACTGAGCTTTTTGGCAAGGTTGGCCGGGCCTTTGAATCCGCTCGGAACCGCGCCGGTGTCGGCTTTCAGGTGGTCGCCGGACAGCAGCCCGTCGTACACGCCTTTGAGGAATTTCCCGGTATCGCCCACGCCGGCGAAGGTTTCCGGGTCGAGGCGCGGCAGGATGTCGGCCATCCACTTGTCGAACCCGGCAGCGCCCATGCGGTCGGCGTCGTGGCTCTGGCGGGCGATGTAGCCGGGGATCTTGCCGATCGATGCGCCCGCGCGGTTGGCATCGAGGCGGGTCGTCTCCTGGTATTTCTGGATGATCTTCGCAATTTCAACGACTTGCGGGTTCAGCCCCTTGGTGTCCAGGTCTTTGCCGAGTTTCCACAGCGCATCAGCGATGTCCTGATCCGAATCACCGCGAGTCAGCACCGGCAACAGGCCCGAGCTTTCCATGTCGTGGATCAGCCCACCAATGTACGCATCGCCCAGCGCCTTCTGTTCGGCAGCCACAGACAACCGAGAACCCTGACGCGCAAGGTTGGTGCCCACGAGGAACGACTCGACGCCGAGATCTGGCCGGTCGGAGAAGTCGCGGCGGATGAACGAAACGAGCTCGGCACGGCGCCGCACGTTGATCAGTGCATTGCGCTTCTCAATGATGGCAGCGTGTTCAGCCTGCTTCGACAGGTCTTCGGCAGCTTGAAGCGTTGCCCGCTCCATGCCCAGCGCACCATCGCGCGCCATCAGTTCCTTTGCCCGGCCACGGAGCAGTTCGAATATCTCGACGATTTCCTGATCTTCGATATCGCCGGCGGCGGCCCGGACGGCCTCAACGCATGGGGTCATCTTCCGTTCCTTATGTCGCAGATGGCGGCAGCCTGATAGGCCTTGGAATATTGCTCGGCTTTGGCGGCCTGGGCAGCAGCAGCGTCGGCCTCATCTTTACCGAATTCGGCAATCGATGCGCGATCTTGCTCGGGCAACTGGTTGAGCAGGTCGTCGACGAGGGCCTGGTCGTCGGCCAGCGCTTGGCGCGCCTCTTCCAGATCGTCTTTCGGGGTGGCCTGTTCATCGGCGCGGGCACTGGCGGCTTGCCCTTCACGGTCGACCCTCGGCTCTTGCGGACGGCGAACTTTGTCCATCGCGGCCTGGGATTTGATCGGGTCTTCCAGGTCGAAGATGTGCTGCACGTCGATGTCGCGACCGGACATGGACTGAGCCACGGCGGTACGCAATGCGCTGTCACGGACCTTGTAATCGGCGAACTGCGCTGTTTCCCGTGCGGTGCGGACGGCGGCACCCAGCGGCTTTAGTTCGAAGCCGCGCATGATCTGCTTGGTGCGCGCCTCAATCTGCGGGCGAAGGCGTTCTGGCACTTCACCGCGATCGAGCGTGCCGCGGTCAGCACGGTCCAGCTCGCCGGCGCGGTTCAGCTCCAGCGTGGTGTTGATCTCGTTTTGTCGGGTCCGGATCTGCTCGCGCTCTGCCGCGATGGATTCCCTGGCGGCGCGCTCAGCCTGCTTGCGGCTCATGCGCTGACCCTGAAACCCCTTGGCTCGATCGCGGTAGGTTTCGTCCAGCGACATATCGCGCTGGGTCAGGCCCAAGCTCTCGCGTTTCAGATCGGCCACATTGCCTACACGTTCAGCGTCCAGCGTTGGCCGGATCTCGTCGATTGCCTGGCGCTCGGCGTTGGCGCGGATTGAGCCTTGATCGGACTCAATCTGGCGCGCCAGCGTGTCACGCAAAGCGACGTCTGGGTTGTCATCGAAGGACTTGGCGAAGTCTGGCGTTGACGCTGCACCCACAGCGCGAGTGGTCGCCGGCATAGCTGCATCGTCGATCTTGGGCGCCGCCACCGGTTCGGTAGCCAGGTTCTTGCGCAGCGCATCAGAGATCGCGCCGCCCACACTGTGCAGGCCGCCGCCGAGGATGCCGCCGAAGGCGATGTTGGCCAGCGAGTCGGACAGGCCGTAATCAGTCTGGTCCTGCGCAGCGGCGAGCAGCGGCAGTGGTTCGACAATGGCGGCGCCCACCGCGCCTTCTACCGCACCGACACCCGCCCGAACGCCAGCACGGGCCAGCGGCGTCGTGGCGCCGGCAAGAAGCTGGGCGTACCGAGCTTCACCTACCACTGGAACGAACGCGGTGGCGATGTTGAGGGGGTCAAGCACAGAGGCGGCAAGGCCTGCTGCTACCTGAGTACCGAGATTGCCCGTAGGCGAACGGGCCAGCACCTGCTGACGAGCAATCTGCTCGCGCTGGCGCTGCATGAGGATGTCCAGCGCGCCAGGGCGGATACCCTCGTCCGGTATTTTCAGGTCGAGACCGGCACCCTGCACCTTCTGTCGGGCCTGCTCCGCGCTGATTTTCGGAATTTCAGGCGCATAAACAGCATTGCCGGCCGGGTCGATCACCGGTGAAGGGTCGGTCGCTTCGGCCAAATCCCCAAAGCGGAACAGAGAGTTGGTCGGGTTGGTGTTTAGCGCGCCCTCAAACGCCGCGCCGAACACATCACCGCTGTCGGACGGCACGTCTAGGAGCGTGCGCCGGTCGAGTGCCGGGGCATCGCCGGCGTAGATCGGCATCAGTAACCCCCGCTGATCGAAGGTGCTTCAAATGCAGGCTTGTCAGCGCCCTTCTGTAACAGCTGACCCCACGTGCGAACGATCGGCTTGCCGTCCTTGCCGAGTACGCGGTAACCGTTCACGGTGAGGTTCAGCCCTGTCTCGTCGTTATTGGTCACCCACTGGCCGCTGCCCACAACGGCGTCATGTAGTTGTTTCAGGTTTTCTTCCGGCGCAGACCCGCGAAGGCCGGGCAATGGCGCCAAGTCCTCAGGCTTTATGGATTCGAGCGCCATGCTTGCCCCGGCTTTTACTGTCTGCGCGTCAATCGACTTGGGTACGCGGTACGAGCCGAAGAACTCGTATTTGTCGTTCAGCATCCCGTTCACGACCTTCTGCCCGGCATCCTTTGGACTCATGCCCTGCAAAACGTAGGAGATCGCGGTCCGCTCGGCGGCCTTGTACATGGTGTTGTAGGTGGAAATGCCACCCGACTGGCCCTGTAGCGACTCGGCAAACGGCACCATGGCAGATGCCACTGACTGTTGAACCTCGTCGGCCTGACCTTTCTCAAGCGGCTTTTTCAGCTCCGAATCCTTGATCGGTGCGACAGAGGCCATGCGTTCGGCGATGTCTTTCGGCAGGCCGGTGGCGATCACCTGAGCCTCGGCCGGGAGCTTGTTGCCCAATTGCTGGATGACGGCCGGGAAGTTCTTGCCCCATGCGCCCTGCCAGCCTTCGATCAGTTGCGCGGCGTTGTCGCTGCCGCCCTCGGCGATCTTCTGGTTGAACGACACGGCCAACTGTTCAGCGGCGGCGTCGGGTAGGATCTTGGCCTGCTGCACGCCAAGTCGGCGTTGCTCGGCCAGGGTGGCGGTGGCGTATTTCTGATAGGCCTCTGGCGTACCTTCCTGCTGGGCCTGAGCGAAAGCGTTCTGAATCACTGGGCTGTACTTGGCAACATAGGCGGCAGGGTCCTCCTGGCGCTGCTTCATCAGGGATGATCCGACTGTGGCCAGGTGCTGGTAGATCTGCGCATCTTCTTTGAAACCTTCGCCCGCGACACCGCCCTTGCCTGGCTGGAACTTCTCCAGCAACTGTTTCGCCTCTTCGGGCGTGGCAGTGGCCAACTCACGAACAGCGGGCGCCACGTCCTGCACCTTCTTGAAACTGTCGTATTCGTCTGCGGCCTTGTCGCCGTACGCAGCCTTGAAGTCAGCCATGCTCGGAGGGTTCTTGAAGTCCAGGCCCTGCGTGTAGGCAGCGGTTGCATCTTCTACGCGCCCACGCAATTCCATGCGGTTGATGGCTTGGATCTGCCGGGCTTCCACGGCGCGCTGCCGGGCTTCGGCTTCGCGGCGTCGCTCTTCCTGCTGGGTGGCGTTCCCGACTCGCAACTGGTCGTCAGCAGTCATCCCCTCTCGCGAGGCTTCCAGGTACTGCTTGGCGCCGTTCGGATCTTGTTCTGCCTGGCGCCCGATGACGCCGGTGAGCAGGCGGCTACTCGCGCCCAGTTGTTGCAGCTGGGTTTCCTCTGGTGACCAGCCATTGCGCTGCGCCTGAGAGGCCACGACATCCATGGCCTTCTGCCGGAAGTAGCCAACCTTGCTTGGGTCGCTGAAGTTGAGCGCAGCCGAGTCCTGCGACAGCTTGATCGACGCAGTGTCCGTGTCGTTCATGTACTGCTGGTGCTGGCCGTACTCGTATTTATTCAGGTCTTGCGACATCGAGCTTTTGCGCGACATCACCAGCTGGTTGAAGCGTGCCTTCTGCCGCTCGTTGGTCAGCGATGACCCAACTTCCTGCTGATACTTGTCGAACTGGTCGAGGGTCTGGTTGGTGACGTCGAGCGCATTCTTGCCCTTGCGGGTGTAGACGCCGTTCTCTTGGCCGAAGAAGGCCTTGTTCTGCCACTCGGTCAGCTTGTTGTCGGCCTCAATCAATGAGGTGGTGTCGGCACGCTGCTGTTGCTCTTCGACGATATCGGTTGCTGCCCGGCCAGCTTGGTAAATTCCTCGCTCAAGACCCTGGGTGTCGACAACCTGAGCCTGCGCACGAACGTTTGGCAGAGGTGCCTGCTGAACCTGTCTGCGGTATTGGGGAACGGTAGGCATCTTATCTCCCCAGCTTGGCGTAGGTGGAAGCGCCCTGAGCACCGGCGCCCAGCAGCGAGCCGAACATGTTGTTCTTGGCTGACTGGACTGCGGTTTTCGCCGATTGGCGATAGGTATCGGACTGGGTCTTGTAACCCCACGCCTCGCGCGCGGCATTGTTCCGAATGGTCAGGGCGTCGAATTCACCCAATTGAGCGGTGTCATCCTGAATGTTTGCAGCGGTGCCACTGTTCACATCGACCCCGTTGGCAGCGAAACCTGCACGCTGGGTGCCGATGGCGGCCGTGGTGGCCAAGCGTTGCTGATCTTCTTCAACAGCGCCACGCTTGATCGCATCGTTTGCCGCCGCGTCAGAATATGCAGCGTTCTGCAGGTCAGATGATGCTTGGGCCGCACCAGCCTGTTTTGCCGCCTGCGCGCCCATCACGCCCTGCGCTGCCATCAAGGCAAAAGGAATTGCCGCTACTGCGCACATGCAGTGCCCTCCATCTCGAATGGGTAAAAGAGTTCTTGGTTAATGCCGTAAGGAATGGCGGGCAGAAAGGTGAATCCCAGCCACTTGAGCCAGCGCACAGCCTGGGTGTTTCGCACGTCGGCGAAGTTGATCAGCCGCTGATGGCGAGTGCGCATATCGGCAACGACATCCACGCATTCGGCCAGAAAGGCGCGGCGGTGGACTTCGATCCATGTCGAGCTGACCATCCATGGCAGCCCATAAACGGAGTCGTGAGCCACGTCGCCGAAGATCGCCAGCACCTTCCCGTCGCAGATGCAGGCCCGGGCACGCAAGCTTTTCTCGATCGCGTGAATCAGTTCGTGTTCAACCGACCAGCCGCGAATCGCTTCAAGCTCGACGCGATCTGCTTCACGGATATGAGCGAGCAAGGCAGTCACATGGCGCGCCTTGACGTCGACCAGATTAGCCGCCGGCTTGCACATTGAAGAGCACCCCCAACACGCTAAGCGGCAGAGGGTCAGACTGCCGAATGAATACTCGCCCCGGCTGCTCCCAGTTGGCAGACACCGTAATTTCGGCTTGCCCGGTCAGAAGCTTGATCGGATCGTTGTAATTCTCGGTATTGCGCTGCTTGAATTCATACAGATGCTCGGCATCAGTCCCGGCAAAAATCCCCCTGCTTTCTTCGCATATGGCGGTGATTTCATTCACCCGCTTCTGCACGCCAAGGAAATTGGGCTGGTTCTGCAGTGTCATGTCGAGCGTTTCAAAGTCGCTCAGAAACGGTAGGCCGATATGTACCAGCATCGCGGGGCGCTGGATGGACACAGCACCACTGACAACCACGGCTTGAGGTTCCACGTTTCCATCCGCAAAGATGCTGACGGTCTTTCCTTCAAGATGGGACAGCCCGCTGAACGTTGCCCGAGCCCTGCCCCAGCGCACCGCCGGGAGGTTGCGCAGAGATTCAGGCACGATTGACCCTGGCGTGACGGTGAGGCTTGTGCCGCTGGTATAGGCGGTCACGGTCAAACGGACAATCTGACCATCTTTGCCGCGCAGAATAATGACTGTACCGACATCCCCTACAACGAACGTGGATGTTTTCGCAGTTAGGGTAAGCGGATTTGGGTATTTCCAGTCTGTTCCGCCAGTCAGGGTAACTGCGGCAGATGTTGGGCCGCGACCATCGTAGGTAAGCCCGGCGTCCACGAAGAACGACCGATCAAGCGCAGTGTCTTCACCGGGGACGCTGAGCTGGCGCGAGACGAGGCGCTCAACGTAGCGCCGCGATACGCCGTTGATGATTCGGCGCACGATGAAATACACCGCGTCTTCATCACCTTCCGGAACTGATGCCACCGATTCGTAGAACCCGTCGGTGTCGTGGCGGTGCCAGCTGAACACTTCCTGAGCCGGTAGGTAGGTGAAACCCAGCAATTGCCCGTCATTGCGCACGATCCACAGAACGCTGTTCGGCACCTGGGCAAGGGTCATGTCCTTGATTTCGAACCCGCGCACTAGGTGGGACGATAATACGGTGAGGTCCTGCCCCTGAAATCCATCGCTGGTGTAGGAGTAAGCCAGGTCTGCAAGCTTCTGACCGCGGGCCTGAACATAGAGCGCGGTGTTGCCGTAGACAGCCGGCGGGACAGTTCCGGAACCGATATAGCTCTGCACCTGAGCCTGAATGTTGGTGGGCTTCAGGCCTGTCGCGTCACCGGTGATGGTCCACTCTGCACCAGAGGTCAGCACCAGCAATTCTTTGAGCGGCACCAATGCACGGATGCGGTTCACCTGCCGCGACGCAAGCGTGACCGTGATCGCATCGTCGTCCTTGGTCGGAGTGGAGAAGCCGAAGTTGTTGTATGCACCGACACGGCTGAACCACAGCGTTTGAGGGTTGGCGTTACTGGCGCCAAACACTCGACGCTGCTGGTAATAGCCGACGACGCCGGGGTTGTTGCCACCGGCAAACGGGTTGTCGAACGATGGAGGAGTGTCTGTCTTGGTCGGACCGATGGCGTTATCAGTGAAGGTCAGCCCGGAGGCCTGGCCGATAAATCCGAAGATCCCCGACCCGTTGTTGTCCTTGTAGATGTTGTAGTGGTCGACACTGCCGGGCGCGGCGGTCCAGGTAAGAACCGCACCCGCCTTGTTATCCCAGCTGGTGACACTGGCCTGCGCACTGGGCAGGGATTCTTCAGCCGACTCATCGGTCGACACACTGGTGACCACATACCGGTAAACCGTGGTGTCGCCGGTGCCACCCGTGCGGGGAATCCCCGACAACCCTGTGGGTGGCTGGATCGTCGGCACGAACGTAATTGCGGTCAGCGTCCAGTTGGTTGGGCCAAAACGCTTGAGCTCCATCGGCGCGTAGTTGGGATGAACGATCGTCATCACGTCGGCCGACTGGGTGTAGTTCAGCGCGTACAGGTCTGCCTCGACGTAGGGCGAGGCGATTTCATACGTCAGGCCTGCGTTCAGCAGCTGCCCGCCGTTGGTGTAAAACCGGATGTAGCCGACACCGAACTCGAGGACGTAGGTCTGCTCGGTGCTGAACTGGAAAGGAATCAGCCGCGACTTCTGCGCGCTGACCTTTGTTTCTGCCAGGAATTTGGTCCCGGATCGATTACGAACCCCGCCTTCCGGCATGACCATGAAGTTGCGGCACGTTCTGAGCCCGGTGAAATACCGGTTCAGGTCGACGCGGGCATAGGTGGCCGGGGCCAGCTCGCCCGAACTGAACGATGGCTGAATGCTCTGGCTCATCGGCTTTCGCGCCCGGTGATGAATACTGACTCAGGCATCTGCTGGCCTTGACCCTCGTTCATGCTCTGCGCGAAGGCAGAATCGACAACTCCTCGATACGCAGCTTCCAGCCGATCAGCGATGCCCGGGTCTTTGGCCAGCGCCGGCGCAATCTCGACGCCGAGCTTGTAGGCCAGCGCAGATACGAAGATGGGATCGAAGAAGCCGGGATCGTCAATGCGAACGGTGTATTCGAGCGTGGCCGGAGTGACAGATGTGGCGATCAGGCGGGTGGATTCGCCCTGAATCACTCGGAACGGGATGGGCTGCAGTTGCGGGATGCACACGTCATTACCAGCAAACGGCCAGTAATCGACAGGGAATATCTGGTTCACGATCTTCCGCGCATACAGGCAGTCGGTCGGGAACGCATAACTGTAGGGGTATATCGGGTCGGGGTTGGTCGTGATTTCTGCCAGGCTGGCGAATTTAGTGGCGAATGCCCATGGCTTGTCACGAAGCACCCAGTCGCGGGTCTGTTCATAGAACAGCGAGCACTCTTCAGCTTGCTTGCTGCGCTCTGTCAAGCTGTCGATGCGCTGACTATTGCCGATGCGCGACAAGGCCATATTGCAGATTTCAACGACACTTGGCATGAGATCAGCCTTCGAGATCGATTCGCTGCTTCAGGACAGCCGAGTACTCGGCCATGGCGCCGCACTGAGTGGTCAGCAGTTCTTGTGATTTAGAAGAAAGATTCTTGAAGCCTGCCGTCGAAATGAAGGCAGACAATTTTGCGAGACGGTCATCAAGCTGGGCTTTCTCGCCAATAACTCGCTGCAGATGAGGAGGAAGATCCTTCACCTTGCCAATGCCTATGTAAGCGCTTTCGAATATGCCCTTCGGACTCCAGCTGGTGTATCCGTCCGAGTATTTGACGGCAAATCCATCAAGGCCATCTTTGAGTTCAGGCCAGGCGGTTACTTGCTTGGTGCCGATATATTCTTGTGTCATTAGATAATCCTCGGGCAAAAAGAAAGGGGCCCGAAGGCCCCAGTGTTGCGGGTTGCGTTACTTCTTGGCTTTGTCGACCAGTGCAGCTTCCTTGGCCGCGACATCCTTCTCGCGGGCGTCCAGCTCGGACGCTTTAGTTACAGCGGACTGCTCCCGGGCGTCGAGGTCTTTTGCCCGACCATCAGCATCTTCGATCATCTGATCAAGTTGCTGCTCCCGGGCGTCGACATCCTTTTCTCGTTTTGCGATCTCATCCTCGCGCAGATTTAACTCCTTCTCACGCACGTCGAGATCGACCGCCTGAGTGTCCGGCTCAACATCAGGATCTTCGTAAGCCTCCTGACCTTCCAGCAAACGCAGGTTAGGGCCCGGCCGACCTTCGTACTCGACATGCTCGCCCGCCTGGTAGATGCGGTCGTCGATGTAGCTGGGCTCCAACACTTCATACTTGCGCGGGCCAGCTTCTTTTTTCTTAGCCATCACTCAACCCTCAGAAGTTGTAGCCTTTGGTGTACGCACGGAATGCCTGAACATCCTTCGCGAAGAACGCGGAGAACGCGCCAGCAGTCAGCGGGCCAGTGGCGACGGTGTAGCGCACACCGATGTAACGCTTGTAGGCGTCGGCCGGCAGCTTGAACGCCATGAGCGTCTTGCCGCCGGTCAGTGCCGCCAAGGCGTAGACCGGGGATGCGAAGTGGACCGTCGGAGCGGTGGCGATGTCGGCGGTGGTGGACGACTCCAGGGTGACCTGAACAGTCGCGGCACCTGCCGCAGTGGCGGTGGTGTCTACCTGAACAACCAGATAGACGTCCTCGCCCACACCGATATCGCGGGTGGCGTTGCTGTTGACCGCGTTGCCGACCGGGAAAAGGTCGTAAACGTTGGTCGAGATGGCGGTCGCGGTGACCACCTGGCTGTCGGAAAACTCAGCCTGCTTATCTACGTACATGGTGAGTCTCCTTAAACCACTCGGGCTTCGGTGTTGAGGATTGCATCGACACGACGCACAGGCACTTCGCCGAACATCAGCGCTGGTTTGCCTGCTACGTTGTCGTAGCTCAGGGTGCCTGCGGCCACCTTGTTCACGGTCTGGCGGCGGAGGAAGGAGCGTACGCGGCGCGATACATAGAACACCGGAGTCACACCAGTCAGGCTTTGGATCAGTTCAAGCGCCTGCGTCATCAGGTCGATGATGTCTCCACCGGTTGCTGCGTTCTTGGTCAGCGCCGACACATCGATGTTCGCGATGCGAACGATGTAGCGCCAGTCCTTGACCGCGATACCAGCTTTCCACTGGTACTGGTCCATAAGTGCGCGGAAACGGTTGCCGTTGACATCGAAAGCGTCACCTTCACCCAGGTCTTTGTGCACCAGACCAGCCTTCGACCCTTTCGGGTAGATGCCGTGCACGGTTTTCTCGCCCCAACCGATCAGCCAGATCGAGGTGTTGGTGGAACCAGTACCGCCGGCATCGATGACGTTGTTGGCGGTCTGGGCGTTTGCGGTGTTTACGGTGTTGAACCGAGGAGCCAAGCCCGTGAACGACTCAGGAACGATCTCTTGGTTGCCGTAGATGGCGCCAACCTGCATGGTCTGGTTCATAGACTCCATGAAGGACGACGATTCAGACAGACGGAAGGCTGCGGTGTTGCCGTTGAGCTCAGCCAGATCGACGTCGACCTGACCGCGGCCTTCCATGATTCCGCAGGCTTCATCCACTTGCGCAGTGGTCGATTTGCTTGGCGGCACACCGCTGTTGAGCTTGCGGTAAATCACGGTAGGCAAGCCGGTTCGGGTGGTGATGCGTGAGCCGGTAGGCAGGTTGCCTTCGTAAAAAGGCATGTCCAGCAGCATTTCGTTTTCCTGAGTCAGCAACTCAGCAATCGGCATGATGCCGCCGCCGTCAGGGTTCATGCGTTTCGCTACGTCGAGCAGCGTCGGTACGGTATTACCAATGGTGGCCATGAGCGGCGCTCCTTAATTTGGGTAATTGGGGTACATGCGTTCCGCGATGGAACGCTCGGCAGGCTGGTTGCTGGTCGTCTTGTGGATCGACCCTTCGCCCAGTTGTGTGCCGATTTTGTGGAAGGCCTTGACCAGCAGCGGGTGGTTACCCAGGCCGGTCTCCTTGAAGAACTGCGTCAACTCTGGCGAGCCGAATGCAGCGAGTGCGCTATTTGCGATACCGACGTTCGCCTCGAACTTGGCGCCGCCGAACTCCGGATCGCTTTTCAGCTCACCGACCCACGTTTCAACCTGCTGTTTGTGGGCTGCAACGGCCGCCTCGGTCGAAGACGTCGAGCGCTTTGCATCCATGTCCACCAGGCGCTGAGCCTGCTCGTTGGTCAGTCCCAGCTCCTTGAAGGCAGCGGAGTACTCACCGAGAGCGGTCTCGTCGACCTGGTAGCCTTGCGGATACTTGAACTCGTACTTCTCGGGGGCGCCTTGCGGCTTGTCGTCGGCAGGTTTGTCTGTTGCTGCTGGCTCAGCTGGCGGAGTTGCCGCAGGTGCGGGCTCTTGGGCTGGTGGCGCAGCTACAGGCTCTGACGGTGCGTTCGGTGCGGCGCTTGCTGGAGGGGTGGCGGGCGCATTGGCTGCATCAGTCATCGTTCTGTTTCTCCGGTTGCGGTGAGTTTTCGCGGACCATGACCGGGTACATCTCCGGGCACAGCCGGTTGATTTCGCCCAGCAGGTACAAACCGTGCTGGCGCATTCCCTCGTACAGGCTCATTCGCCCGCCGTGGGTGTCGAAGGTGGTGCCGAATATCTTTGCGGTGCACATCTGTGCCCAGACAATGCGGCGACCGCGCTGGGATTCCATGAGCCAGAGGAAATCGTCATCGAGGCGCTTTTGTTGCAGGCGCGCCTTCAGCTCCAGCTGTTCCTGGATGTCGTCGTCATCAAGCATTTAGGCCCCGACTATTTGGCCGAGCGCGTTGTTCGGCGTGACTTCGGTTTCGGAAAGGAGTTTGGCGCCCTGAATACCTGCGCCAAGGAGTTGCTGAGCCTGAGCGGCCTGCTGTTGCTGGGCGCGTTGCTCGCGGATCTGCGCCACCTGCTCGTCGCCACGGACCACGGTCGGTACAACGCCGGTTGCGGTGGCGTATTCGTCGATGGTCTGGTCCACGTCGAACTTGTCGAGCGCTGTCGGCTCGACGCCAGCCAGGTTGCCGACGAATGCCGAGAAGCGTTCAAGCCCAGCCACGCCCAGCGCTTTCTGTGCCTGAGCGAGGATCGAGACGTACTCGACTTTGAGTTCAAGGTTCTCCAGTTCCTCAGGCGGAGGTGGAAGCAGTGGCTCGCCGTCTACGATGCCCTGCCAGATCGGGATCGACTGACGAAGCATGATGTTGAAGCAGCGATCGATCAGAGGGTCGAGGCCCTCATCATTGATATGCTCGAGCACTGGGCCGAGCATCAGCATCTTCTCTTCCTTGCGCTCGGCGATCTCAGTCGCGGTGCGCACGGTATCGAGCTGGCTGATCATCAGGAACAGGTCGGCGAAGTAGGCTTCCTTGATCGAGTACTCAAGCGCCTGAATCTTCTGCGCCAGCGGGTTGAGCCAGCCTGCATTCGGCTCGTAGATTGGCGCGATCTGGTTCTGGGCGCCCACCTGATCCACATAGGTGATGCCACCTGGAACCATCGAGCTTGGCTGTCCACGCAGGGAGGAAGGCGCTTGCAGGGCCGGATCAGACCCGCGATCCACCAGTTGGGCGGAACGCTTCTCGTACAGCTGCAGGGCTTTGATGTCCGGCAGCGCGATATGGCCAGGACCTGTGCCGTAAGCATCCTCTGGCAGCAGATCCCAGCGCACCGCAACAATCGGGAACTCGTGGAAGCCCTTCTGCTCCAGCAGCTTCTTCGGGTCTTCGCAGGCAACTTCATAAGTGATCGACGAGAACGGCAGGTTCTTGCTGTCGATCTTGCCGTCTTCGCGGTAGCGGTTGGGCTCAATGGCCTGGCGGCAGTCGACCCACGAGTCGCGGCGGTTGGCATCCCACTCGCCCTGTACGCGCACCGAGCATTTGTCCTTGCCGAACTTCTCAACCAACTGGCCGACGGTCATCTTGAATTCACGGTAAAACGTGTCTACCGTGCCGCGCGCACCGTTTGCCACGTAATACTGGCCGACGGTGAAGGCTTCGAAGCGAAACACCTCTTTGTCGTCTTCCTCGATCGACATGGCGCCGATACCGAACGTGCCCATTTCCGAGTAGAGAACAGGCAGCGAGCTGTACAGGTTGGACTTGAGGAACTTGTCGCGCATCCGCTGGGTGACTTCATACAGCCACGCCTTGATCGGGCCGTATTCCATCGCGGCAGCAGACTCGGTGCTCAGCTGGAACCACGGACGGGCCGGGGAAGTGATGCCTGACACCATGCCTGCGGATTGCGTGCGGCTCGCTTTGGTCCCTGTGCTGTTGATGATCTTGCGGCTGCGGCGATCACCTTGGGGTTTGCCGTCATACAGGAACTTCGAACGCATGGGCAGCACGTAGTCGGACAGGTCTTTCCATGTGATTTCCCATGGTTGACGCTCGTTCTTGAGCATCGCAAGACGCTTGTCTGCGCGCTGGCGTGGTGTCTCTTCCATCGATTAGCTCCCGAGCAACGTCTTGGTGCCCGTGGTAGTACCAGCGGTCGAGCCGCCGAGGATGGTGCTGGACAGACCTGCAGCGGCAGCACGACGGCGTTTCTCGTCATCACGCGCCGCGGTGGATGCTGCGTTCACGTCTCCGACCGCTGCAGTACTTGCAACCGCTGCTGGCTGAGCCACGTCAGGAGTCGCAAGAATACCGTTGTCGCCCAGCAGGTTGGGCAAGCCCAGCTTGTCCAGGATCACGTCACCGCCGCGCAGTGGGTCAATCTTCTTGATGATTTTCGCAGCGCCGCCGCACATGGCCGCCTCCTATGAGTTGAATGGGTCGTAATCGGATTGGTGCGTGCCATGCTCGATGGGCTTGCACTGGAACCGCTGACGGGCGAAGCGCCGCATCATGTAGGCGTATCGGGTGGCTGCCAGGATGTCGTCGTTGATCTTGACGATCTTCCCGTTCTCGTCCCGGTGGTAACTCATCTTCTCGTCGAAGAAGTCGGTCAGGTGGCTGAACACCTTGAAGCGGCCGGTGGTCATGCGCTCGTACATCTCGACGAGGCCGATCTCGACGCCAACACCGCCATCAGCCCATGTCGCGTGGGTGGGCAGCATGGTCCAGCCTGCGTCGACGTAGGCCTTCTTCTGCTGCTCGCCTGATGACTTCTCAGATTGCAGGCCGTCTGATGGCCAGGCGGTGGGCACATGGTTGGCCCAAGACTTGACAGTGCCCCACACCGTTGAAGGCGTGACCTTCGATTTCTTCCATGCGTGCGCCAGATAAACCATATCCGACTCAAGGTCGATCCATATCTGTACGTGCGCTTGCGGGTGATCCCAGCCGAAGTCCATGCCGTTGATGACCCAGTAATGGTCGGGACATGGGAACGGCTGGCATTTGATGTCCTCGTCACCGAAGTCAAATATCAAGCCGGTACCGAGCAATGGCATCCCCTTGGAGCGCATATCGCGTTGCCACTCGGGGTACATGCCAAGCAGCTTGCGCTGAGTGTCAGCGGTCAAGTGCGGTGCATCTGCCCAAGTGGCGCGCTGAATGTATTGACCCTCGGCTGGGCAGTCCATGAACTGGACGACCAACTCTGTCCGCCCGTTCTCAGGGGTGAACGTCAGGATTCCGCGACCGCCTTGGCCGTTGTCGCCTGTTGCCGTACGTGTCAGCACCTGAGGGTAAATTGCGTTGTCGCGCGGCTCTTCGTCGATG